CCCAATATAATGAAATACAAAAAACTTAATTTTTAATATTTAACTTCCAGTTATCAAGTATTTTGTCATGATTTTTAGTGAGTTCGTTTGCTAAATCATAAAAATTTTCTTTTAATAGGATCTTATTGGATTTTTTATAATGGAATGATCTAATTCCAGTTTTGACTTCCAGTAAATCAATGGCTCTTTTTTCTACTGTGATAGCCTGTTCCAACTCATACTCTGTGATATCTTTCATCATTTGATCTACCTCTTTAAATTCATTGTTTATTTGTTCATTTAACATTTTTTCTTGATATAAGAAAGGTTCTGTCTTAAAAAAATTGTTAAGAATATAATCACAAATGTTTTTGATTTTAGCATATTTTATGATTCTCGTCTTTTTATAGAAACAGTGACAATAATTGGATAGTCTTGCCAAATTAATAAAATAAGATAAATCATTTAATCTGTAATTATATTCTCCTGAAAAAAGACCTATGTTTTCGTTGTCAATCAGTTTTATCATTTGTCTATTTTCTGATATAGTTCGAGTGTCTCTGACCATGTGTTTTATATTGACTGGCTTGTCATCATCTTCATCTTTTAATTCTATTTCACCATATTTGTTTTTTATATGGTAATAATTGATTACATTTATGTCATTATGTAAACTTTTATTAATTATTATGTCCTCATCTACATTCTTAAGATAATTCATAATGTCAGACAGAAAGACCATACAGTACTCTTCATTGTATTCTCTAACTTTCATTTCAGCTTCAGTTTCCAACACAAAAATGTCATATAAGAACTCCAGTCTTATAGTTTCCTCTTCAACTGAATTGGATGACAATCTCATTCCATTAGAAACATATTTTATTGTATCAGTGAGCTTCATTTTAAATATGAATTGCTTGTTTGTAGGATTAAAATAAAACATCTTCTCTTCTGGAACTGAAGGAAATTCCTTAATTTCAATCAGTTTATATTCTTTCAGATCTGACTGAGAGAACAATTTCAACACTTGAGATAAAGATTTTATGAAACTTTCATCACTAGTTTCTTGAGAGGAAATGTTTATGACACTGTCCTCGTAGTTGCCTATTTTGACGTCTTCTCTGTTTTCTATTGTCAATTTAGACTCTTCACAATTAAGATTTAAAAACACATGTTTTTCAGTTATTCTGTTATAAGAACTGGCATTCTTGTAAGGAGACAAATAATGTTTCTTATTTTTAATTCTTAGAAACAACACATTATTTTGATAATCTATCTCTGGGACAATTTTTTCTTTATTAATCTGATAAAAATGCACTTCAATATTGTCTTCTTCGTCTCTGCTAACACTGAAGTCTAAACCATTTCTATAGGCATCATCTAAAGCTGAGACTTCATCAAATTCTTGCAAATTCTCAAATTTTTCTCTGTTAACATCAGAGTCAAGAAAATTAATCATACTTTCATTGAAAGGTGAAGAATGCAATTTGTCATTTAATTTATAAATAACAAGATTGACCTCATTATCATTGTCCAGTAAAGTTAAAAAGTTCTTTCTCTTTGACTGCATCAGTTTATATTTTCCTCTACATATATTTTCGAAGTCTATAGAATTAGATATGTATCCTTTGATCTCTTTCTTTATCACCTTAAAAGTTCTTAGATTTTTGTCTTTTTTGATTAGAGAGTCAGAATTTATTGAACCTATGTATTGAATTAGTTTAAAAAAGATGGCTTGATCATGCTCAACTAAGTATTTGTTTAATCCATCTTTGAAGAGGTCGTACATGATTTTTTGATCTTTCTCATCCTTTAACTTGGCCAGTATATTTGTCCTAAAGTCTATATCTATTTTAGGTATATCATGTACATTTAGACTGAAATATCCTGAATGAAGGGCCATCATTTTTTTGTCTTTAACATGAGACCTATATATCAGATCAGACGACTTTTGTAACGAGAAGAGATTATTAATCAAAGATAAATCAACACCCAATTCTTTAACTTTGAGTGAAAGCCTTGTTATCGTGTCTCTATGTTTTCTAAAAAAAGGATTTTTTGAAATTCTTCTTTCTCCATTATTCAGATATTCTTCAGTAAGTGAAAACATAGATCTATTTATGTAACTTTCACGTTCTTCGAATTGAAGACTACTGTTGTCACCTAACATGTTATTACTGGGTTCATCTAAATAAAGTGATGAGTGATGATTGTTTATTATGTTCATCTGTTCATTTTTTGTCAACAGTGTAAAACAATCAGTGCTTTTCCACATCTCTTCTTCTGAAATCAGAGCATATATCAGCTCGAAAAAGTCCTTTATACTAATTTTCTTTATTTGTTTTGACAATTCTTCTTCAGTAGTTATCACTTCTCTTTTGTATTTATTGATGTTACTGACAAGTCTAATGTTGTCTGTGTCGAAGTCAACAAGTTTTTTCACCTCATCTTTAAATGAATCAATCTCTATAGATCTTAGATTTCTTTCTTTGGATTTGTTCACTATTTCATCATTTTTATTTAGAATGTTGTCAACAAACTTTTCTATTGTTCTTTCATAAGGTTTCACAACATTCAACTGATATCTTTTATACAAATGAGTCAAAAAGAAATATACAGATGAAATGTCGTCGTACCTTTTAAGTTGGCCTAATTTGGAAGATATCTTCTTCTGAAGCTGATAGTTAAACAAATCATCTCTATTCAAAGCATCATAAATGTCATAATAATCTTTAAATTCTCCTACTTCATTTCTTATTTTGTTTATTTCATTTTTGAGCTTTAAAGGAATAAGCTCATAGTTTTTTAATGTTAGTCTATTAGTCAAATTGTCTATAAAGACACTTTTAGAACATTTTATATAATTATCCGAGACAAAGCTCAATGTGACTAAATTTGAAAAAGAAGTTCCTATTCTACCACCCAAATGTATTGGTAACATGTTAATTATATCTTCATAATCAGATATTATATTCATACGAGATTTTAATTTACTCATGTAGTAAGATTCTAACAGTTGCGATCCCAGTTCATTATTTGATTTCAAATGATAGTTCATAATTCTACTGACTAAGTACATATAGTTGGAAATATACCCTTTGTCATTATATGACAGTTCAATATTTGAAACTAATTTTAAAGAATCTTCAAATATATTTCCTTTTATATTTTGAATGCCTACCATTTCTGAACAAAATGTAGATACACTATCTTTTCTGGATGAAGGTTTCAAACAAAAGAAATGAGGCACCAAATAAGATGATTTAAGATAGAAGTTAAGATGGTCCTCATGCATTGAGACGATTTCATTCTTATCATCTGAGTGAGTTAAAGATGTGTAAAGTTCTTTATTAATTGTAGGATAATTGGATTGATAAGATTTTTTTATGTTGATACTTTTTCTGTAAAGAACTTCTAACACATGGACATAAGAAGACATGTTATGAAAAACTCCTTGAGGCCACCCTGATTTCATGCTTATCATATCAAAATCGTCATTGAAGTTGGTTAGATCACCACAATAAGCATGTCCCTTGTTGACTAGTATATTAAAATGGGACACTCTTTTAAGAATATCCACAAGAAAAAATGACACCTCTTTTGATATCACTTGTTTTTTGTACAGACATGCTGCCAGATAACGATATTTTTCAAAATCATCTTGTCCTGACCATTTTGTCATGTCTCCATTTAGATAATAAATAGTGTCGTTAGATCTGTATCTGGTTACTAAACTTTTTCTCCTTATTTGAGACAGCTTCTCTTTTGAACTTTTTGTGACCATGTCAATATCACTATTCTTTAATAGCTTTCCAAACATATGTTGGGTAACCCAACACAGTATTTTAGAAGGTATAGAAAGAATGTATATTTCTCGTGACGATTCATGTTGACTCTTGGATGATAAACATGACATGTTGTCATAATCTGATCTGTTATTAAGGACATAGAGTAATAATTCTCTAGGACCATTTAGCTTTTTTTCAGACATATATCTTGTAACTGACTCAGTAATTGTTGTTTTTTCGGGACCATTTTTATTTGTCACATCTAAAGATTTGACAGTCGACAGAAAGTTGCTTTCAAAACTTTCTTCAAAATCAAAAAACATTTCTGAAAAGTATGTCTTAGTGTCAAGGAAATCATAATTCTCTTCTTTTACATATAAATCTATGGATGAAAGAAAAACATTCAAAGAGAAATACTTGTCATCAGATAGATTGGATTCAGTATCCACAGAAGAATTTTTTAGAGCTTCTTCATTTTCTGATATAGTTCTCACAAATGTAGACAATTCATGACCATGCTTAGTCACATCTTTGTAGACGTTTGTATATAATGTGTTATTTTCAATTAGATCAGTAAAAGATCTCAAGTCCATATATAATGAGTTTAGATTCAGACCAGAAATTTTTAAAGTCTTTTTTTCATAAGATTCAACTGTTTTTATAGTGTTAGAAAAATCGTATAAGATTTTGATTCGAAAAAATTCAGTTATGAAATTCGTTGTTTTAGACAAGTATTTTTCTATAAGACCTTCAAAGCTAGAGTATCTTGAACAAGCAGATATGTTTGAAAACTTGAAAAAACTCATAAGATTTTTTACGTCATCGTTAGACAAGAAAAATAAATTAAATAACAAGATCGAATTTCTTAAAATAGATGAAATTGGATATCCTTTAGACAAGAAGTGTATTATATAATTAGAGATATTATCTTTTATTCTGGATTTGTATATTATTTTTGATATGGGTTCACTAAGCCAAGACGTATTCTTATTAAAGAGAACGCTTTTGATTTGATTATTCGAAATAGTGAATATATTGTACTCATAAATACAATTCTTTTTGTTCAATCCAGAGATTTTGCATACTAACAATAATCTTTTTGATCTAGAAATTCTTACATAAAAATTTAGTTTTTTGTTGAACTTTTCTTTGTTCTGGGATTCCAATACAAATTCCTCTAAAAGCTCAGATATCTCAAAACAATCACATAATTCAGTGTTTTTTAATAAGTTCA